TCATTTTGTGTCCCCGTTTGATTAATTAACGCTGATAATAATAGGCAGTTATGTTTACTTTTACAATACCCACTCACCGCAATAACTGACCCTTTCAACGTATCAGCCAATTAGCCTAAATTAACCACCATTAATAGGGGCATTGTGCGCCCTCCTTTTTGCCCTTGATTGTCCCTACTCCGCTCTAGACCAGTCATAGCGCGGGTTTCAGCCGGCATACTGTATATTTAACCAGTATTTTTGCCCTTTTTTTGCTCTAAAATTGTCCGATAATGTATCCATGGGATAGCCATGGGATATGTTAACCAAAATACTGTATATGCAAACAGTACTGGGCTTATATACAGTGCCAACAAAATATCCGTGGGATAGCCTTAGCTGTAAGTGTTCACCAAAATACCTGTGGGATAGTAAATACTTGAGGAAATATTTATGGGATAGCCTTTGCCAGGTGTAGCCAGGGCATGGAGCAATTTAATAAAATATCTATGGGATAGCCATGCTTGAGGAAATATCCGTGGGATAGCCTTAGAAGCCAGTCGGATTGCTGTACTGTGATTTGCTTAAACGATAGCGCATTGCATCATAAAACACATCATTCCAGATGCGGTTAAAAATACGCTTTGATCTTTGTGGTGCTGGAAAGATTGATTCTTGGTTTCTTTCTTTTCTATCTAGCTTTATAACCAAAGATGGTGCTTTTTTCTTATATCTTCTATATAAGCCGTAGGGTCTGTTGCCAGGTCTTCCAACGAAGTAATTATGCTTTTGCGCTTTTTTTCTTCTTAATGTTCCGCGTGGAATATTACCGTACTTATTAACCTTTTGATTAACTGGCTCGATAAGAACATTAGCTTTGTCATGTGGCTTTACCTTTCCACCAAAAGTAATTGTTCCAAGATAGTGCCTGTCTTTCTTGTAATACACTGCAGCATAAACATTAGACAATGATGCTTTTTGATACAAGATACCTGACTTGCTAAAACGAACAGCACCGCCCTCTACATAGCGGTCTATTTCTTTTCTTAGGTATTTATTAGATATAAGAAACATGGAGCGAGACATCGCTGATGTAAGTGCTAGTGGGAACGCATTCTTTTCTATGTCATTCATATGCTCAAATGCGCTGCTCATGTCAATCGTCATACTAACAACCATATAACGTCTCCATAATATATCCGTGGAATAGCCGTGGGATAGCCATCACCAACTGCCACATACGCAATCAACTTCTAAACAGACACAATTAGAATCCATCCGATCTTCTAACATATAAAGAACTTCTTGCATCATTACCTTATCTTTATCGATAAGTGCTTCAGCGAATCGTTCTATAAGATCGAAATCAGCCTCGTGTAGCTCTTCATCACTCTCTATTCTTACCATAGAGAAGATTATAGCACCTTAGTCTTCTGCTCCGAACTGACGATGAATCATAGCAGGAAATCTCATTGCTAATTCATCTTCATCTGGTGGTAGCCTACTTGCTCTGGCATCTACTTCATTACTCCAAAGCATTAAAGCAGACTTTATCTGTGTGCCAGCACAAGGCGTATCGATTAGGCTCTGTGTTACCTGATCAACCTTGTTTAGCAAATCACTCCATCCATGCTCTTCGCATTCATGTATACGACTTATTAATTGCAGTTGCCTCATATTTCACCTCTCAGAAATAAACAGGTACTGCATATTATACCACTATTTGTTAACTTTTGGTTTATTTTCTTCTGGCTCTCTCGGTGTGCCGACTTTCAGGTCATCAACAGCTATGAATGACAGCGCGATAATAGTGAATATAAGTATAAGTTTCATTAGTGCCTCTAGTTGGTTGAGGCGAGATTATATAGACATTATTGAATGTCATTACTGTTATTTTGTTATGGGTGGTATGTTGGTAGGTAATGGCTCGTTGTGTAGCACTGGTGAGCCAGACCAGCTTAATCAGGAGGGAGGAGACTCCATGCTACTAGGGGTTCAACATACTAGGATGCTGTGAGTACGGCAGCAACAACTAAAATAACTGCCAGTAAAATTTTTCCTCTTTTGTAACCATAGACTTCTACATCAAGCCACTTTTTAAGTTTAGTTTTGTACCCTGCAAGCTGTGCTTTAAGTATCTCTTTGTCAGCCATCTTGTTTACCTCTTTAAGTGCTTTTTTTGTTTTTGTCATTATTGTCTCCAGTTATCTGTATCAGTCCGTCAAATCCCATTTGTTCCACCCAGTTATTAAATGCGGTTCTTTCTTCCTTGTCAAACTCATTTTCTAATGGTGGGTAGCTGTCTCTTAACCTTTCCCATTCACTCTTCAAAGTCTTCATATTTATCCCTAGCTTGAATATTAACTAATTGATCAAATAGCTGACTGTTAATAGAAGACTCAAGATACAAGTATATATCTTCTCTTAATACATCTGCAAAGTTGGCAAGTTCAATCTTGTCATCAACATAACCAAGAGCCTCGCTTAACCATACATCATCTCTATCACTGTTACTAGACTCATCAGCCATTACCCTGAATAGCATCTTTATTAATACGTTATTTGTCTTATTTGATCCAAACAACATTTCAGTCATAAGAGTACAGGCTTTCTCGTTAAAACAAGCAGGATAAATATCTGTGTACCAACTAACAAATCTGTTGAGCCAGATATAGATTGCTTCATCCTGTAACTCTTCAGATAAGTCCATAAGGCTATCTGCTTTGTTCAGTACATCTACGTTTGCGTAAATAAAGTCTTCGTAAAAATATCTAGACATTTGAACCTCCTATTGTTCTTACACCTTTAGTGCAATAGCAAACTAATAGGTCGTAATCACCAAATCTATCTACAGCTATTTTCTTAGCTGCCTTATCGTTGTCTGCATCAAAGTCATATATGGTAATACCCATATGTTTAACTGCGTAATGATTTTGCATTGTTTTCTCCGTTTAATTAATGAGATATAAGAGTAACACAAAATAAACACAAGTGTAAACTAAATATCACCTATTCTTTCTTCGTGATACTTAATCTGCTCCCTAAACTCTTTCTGCAAGTCTAGTACATCTTGCCTATTAAACTTAGGTGGTTTTCTCCAGGCTAACTTCTGCATCGCTCTAATACGCCTAGCACCGTACATATCTTCCATGTATATGCGATAGGCTTCCTGTATCTTAGTAGTCTTCATACCATACATATTGCATCCAGGGCATTGGGGGTGGCAGTTCTCAATATACATTTTGAATATGAGATTTCTTCTGCCGTAAAAGTGACCTCCCTGCATATTCTTATAGTGATCTACCTTTCCGCAAGTAACACACTGGCAGTACCCAAGGTCATCAGATGCCTTGAGCCTGACCAGTCTTTGCATTAGCTTTGCAGCTTTCTCTACTTCTTGTGCGATTGTCGGAGCTTTGCGCTTACCCATCTAGTGCCTCGTCTTATCATCATCATCGGCATTCTGAACAAGCTCATCACCAACACCCAGATGACAGCTATTGCACAGCCCAAAACTAGACCCATCAGAATCAACCCAATACTCAAGAACGATACCGCATTCGCAAAACTGTCGGGTAAGTGTGTAATTTTTGCCTTTAGGAAATTTAATAACATTGTCATCATCACTCATCATTAAGACCATCTATTGTTATTTTGACTCTACTATCTTCACCATTTTTCTTATGATACACAATAGCTGTCATTGATCTGTTTGCTCCATAGCCTGAATCGCTATGCCACTGGTCAGTAGCAGTCAAACTAGAAAAATGCTCAAATATCATTGTACCAATCTCTTTAGACATTTGATGGTGTATGTGACCCATGTGACAGTATCTATGCTTACAACGCGACCATTCTTCATCTAGGTTTGTCACTACAGCCTGGAGAATCTGCTCATGCTTTACTCTGTCTCCGTGGTGATAAACAAAAAGATTATTCTCCCACTCCCAATGTAGAAACTTAGAATAGTTTTTAAGCACATTTACTCTTGGCTCTCTGTCGTAAAGCAATTCTAAGCAACTAGAAAGGTGACAAGCCATATCGCTGTCGTGGTTGCCGCGCACATTAATTACTACTACCTCTTGATGCACTTCTAGCATCTTATCAATGATAGTTTGGAACAGTCTGCCAGCAAGTTTGAACGTCTTTCCAATGCGTGTATCTACATCTACTGGTGTTCCTGCTGTCGTAGTATTAGCACTAGAGTCTGCATGAAATAGATCTCCCACGTTTACCAAAACTCCAGTATGAGCATTTCCAACACGACTCGACAACCTATCCACGGCATCAACTAAGACTTTAGTCGCTATCTTCACATCCCAATCAGCATCGTCTAGCTTTGTATCTGAGTCGGCAAGCATCCCAAAATGGTGATCCCCAACCAGGTACTGGGCGCAGTAATCTTCATTAACTTGTTTAGGTGCTGTTACAGGCTTTTTAAACCCAGTCAGGTCATCACGCAATCCATCAACCATAGCATCTATCTTTTGCCTTAGATCGCGCTTCTCTGGTTCTTGGATAACCCATTGTAAGGCTATAGAACCGTCTTCTTTGTATGCAGTTGAGATGCGCTTTGCGTTAAATCCCTCTGCTGTTTGGTGGGTTAAATCTCTATGAGGGGCAACACCTTGGCTTGCTGCTTTCTCTTCTAGCTTCTTTAACAACCTATAAGCATATCGTCTATCGCAGTTTACCTGTCTACAAGCCTCGCTCACGTTTGACTCTGTTGCTAGTGCGCTTAATATCTCTTTCTGTCTCTCAGTCGTACAAAACGGTATTAGTGTCTCAGGTCTTAGCATTTTAACTCTCCTGTTGTTTTTTTATTTCCGCGTACTCACACTCTAATGGTATTGATAGTCGTATCCCTAAATCTATTGCCCAATGATATACCTGGTCTAAGTAGTGTGCCATTTCCCCTTTTTTTAAATCGCTACTACTCTTTACTTGCTCAGATATTTCATGCTTGCCTATCTTATATGTGTCTGTCCCTAAAAATCTTTTCTTTAGCCATATTTTCCAAACTAACTCAGGCTTATCGTGTTCAACCCTATGCCCCTTATTATGCATCTCTTTAGCGATCTCCCTGTACCATATATGGGATAGCGCATTCTGACTAAGACTTCTTGGGTCTTGGTACTTCTCTAACTTTACAACCAGGGGCTGAGTAAAGTCCCAATCCATCATGTTATCAATCAAGTATTTTGACCTTTTCTCAACTTCACCACTGCTGTTAAATCTCACAAATGCTCCTTGGCTCATAAAGGCTTTCTTAGCCACTTATTCATAACAGTTTCGCATCTATCCTCAAAAGCACTGGTGAGCTTCTTCCTTGCGCTATAGTCTCTTCGCTTTGCTTCTCTAACTGGCACTAAATCCCTGTCTGTAACAAAAGGTCTTTTCCCTAGTCTATTAGTAATTGCTTTATATGTGATGCCTGATGCTTCTGCTAGTTCATTGTATGTATAAAACTGCCCATTAATTAATACATCACTTTCTGTGCCGTCATACCTTTTTCTTATTCTTGCTGGCATTATAATTTTCTCCTCAAATATGTTTGCGATATAACCATCGCATCAGTTTCCAGTCTGCATATCTCTTTTGGCTTGCTCTTGGCTTTGCCTCCACTTCTTGAATATGGTGGATAAAGATCGTCACTTGTGCAGTAAGGCTTGCTATATAATCTGTTTTTAATGCAGTTATATGTAGAGCCTATTAGTTCAGATAATTCGTTATAAGTGTAATAGTTTCCATCTAATAACGAGTCATGTCTTCCCTTGAACTGGATTCTTCGGGTCTTCATGTCTTACAGTCCCATCAAAGTAATAGCCATATTTACCTATGAAATAGTTAATGGCTCTGTTTTTTGCCTCCACATTTTGAACCCAACTGACATCAGCCAACTTGTCTTCGACTGATATAGCTCTACTACTTTGGCTCTTTGACTTAACCATGGGAGACCCACCAGATTCCGCAGCCCTCTTTAACCAAGAATCAATAAACCTTTTCATACCAACCTTTGTCTTTCTTTTTGCTGGGTTAGCATCTAACCAAGATTCCATTGACATTAATTCCTGTTGAACTTTAACACCACGTTCCAAATAAGTTCTTTCCCAAGCAATAACATCTTCTGGCTTTGGCTCGTATGTACTACCGTCTTTGCACAACATAATCACTCCCCCAATGAATACTGTATTACACTGCAAGATTCTTTAAAACGGTTCTTTACAGTGATGCGTTCTTTATTAATAACTATACCATCTTGCATCATTTCAGAGATTCTAGCGGATAATCTATAAATCCCCAAATCTATCAATGCTTCACGCGCAGTTATCACCTTATTTTCTTGCAAATAATTATATATTCTCTCTTGCTGTGTCATTGGCTTTTCCTCTGGTTTGTTAAATATTGCATCGTAATTAGAATCAAACTTAGCTTTGTTTGTTGGTCTTTGCTTGCTGCCTTTACCGTTCATATCACGCCTCCATGTTTTTAAATATATGTGAAATAACGTCAACTGTCCAACCGTTGCCTAGCATCTTGTATCTCTGACTATTTGAAACACCCACGGTATAGCCATCAGGAACAGTTTGTAGTCGCTCACACTCTAGTGGTGTTAGCTTTCTGTAATTACTAGGTGGCTGGAATACTTTTGGCTCTCTGTTGCCGCCAGTACAAGCATTTAGTGTAGATGACTTGCCATCACAGTGATAAACCCGCTTAATGCAGTCATGCCCATTTAAGTCAGCATGACCCATAAATATAAGACCATTATCTGATCTATGTGGAACAACTCTAGTGTCTTGGAAGTAGTTGTAAGGAACACCCTTATAGAAGTTAGCAGTCAAAGTAAATGCTTTATCTTTCTCTGGTGCTTGTGTGTATCTGTCTGCTCTTCTGTTACCCGCTTGCATCCATTTATCGTTACCTCTTTCCATATATGCAATAGACTTTTCTGAATGGTAATGTTCTTCACCAATGTCAGATACATCCTCTAGTATGTCTCTTAATACGATTCCTTTATCGTTTGGTTGGAATATCCGTGGGATATTTGTCCAGTACAATCTCTTTCTGCTTTGCGCTGAAACTAGACTTGAGTCAATAGCTATGGGATAGACTCCAAGAATATCGTTAATAACGTCTTGGCATTCTTGCTTCATTCTTACATTTTCGAGTAGAAAGTATTTAGGATTACACTCTTTCACTAATCGAGCGTATTCAAAAAATAGTTTTGATCTTGGGTCATCAAAGTTCAGCCTGTCTCCTGCAAAGCTAAATCCCTGACAAGGCGAGCCACCAATCACCAGGTCAATCTTATGTCCATCAAATGACTCAGGGTATATTACTTCTTGGACATCACCCAGGTGAATAGTGTCTGGGTAATTCTTCTTAGCTATCTGTATAGCGTACTTATCAATCTCAGCAGCAAAGTATTTATCTACTTTAATTCCTGCTCTTTCAAGTGCAATTCTTCCGCAACTCATACCGTCAAACAAACTTAATACATTCATTTCCCACTCCTATATGGCTCAACTAAAGTTTCGCCCGATTAATTTAATATTTATCTTATATACATATTTGTATATGTACAAGCATTATTTAACCCTTTCACTGCGCGGAGCGAAATTTAAGATCAAAGGGCATAGCAACTTTGCGGTTACATTGTATTCGTATCGGATATCCAACCTATCTCTTTGCAGAAACCGATCTGCATCGAGGGCTTTGTCTGGAGGGTCAACCACGCTCTGACGTTTTATTTAAGGAGTTCGTCAGCCCCAAGCCCGAAT